TTATCAATAAAACTTACGACTACTCTGGCTCCTTGACAGACACGCTCCACCGTGTTATGATGTACAATGAAAGCCAAAGTGATATGGAGTAAGATTGCTATTTCAAACGCTGGATGACAAAAAAGAGTGTATTGGGGTGTATGCAGGTGGGAACCTCCACTTTGAGACATTTGTAGGCCCCCTCACAAAAACATGGAAATATACCGGATCCGTCCACGACGAAAATGTGGAATATGCGTGGCTCTACGCGCAAGGAAAATCCATAGGCGAAGTGTGCCCGGAAGAGCTGATGTCAGAATGGACACGTGTTTCCAAAAAGTTGACAGCATATAAAAAAGCATTTACAATTGCAAAACTTGATTTGCGAGAGCACTGTTTTTTTGATTTAGTGCCGCATGACGCCTTGGTGGAGTTTTGCCAAGTTAAAAACCAGATCACAGAACACGTATTGGAAACCTATGAGAAGCCCGCCAATTATGATTATCTACGTCAAGCGGATTGCCTCTTACATAAAATAAAGCATCAAGATCTGATTCTAAATAATAAACATTGCCGCTCTCATTTTGTGAGCCACAATCTGATTGCAGGCGCATCTAAGATCTTGACCGGCAACACTTATATAGATTACAACCTTTTTGGAACGGTGACCGGGCGCCTTTCAACTTACCCGGGATCCATGCCCATCCTGACAATGAAAAAGGCCCTCCGTCGCCTTGTTAAGCCGCATAATGATTGGTTTCTTTCATTAGATTATAATGGCGCTGAAGTGCGCACGGTATTGGCCCTCTCTGAGCAGATACAACCTGACATGGATATCCATGAATGGAATATTCAGCATCTTTTTGAGCAAGAAGGTCTAATGAGAGAAGAGGCAAAGACCCTTTTCTTTGCTTGGCTATACAATCCGGAATCCGACATGTTCTCTAAAAATTACTATGATCGTCAAAAAGTACTTGACAGGTACTATGATGGTGGTTATATTAGTACTATATTCGGGAGGCATATTCAGGTCGAGGAAAGGAAGGCATTTAACTATATTATCCAAAGCACAACGGCCGATCTAGTCATAGAGCGCGCAATTGCAATTGACAATTTTTTGGAAGGGAGAGCATCGTTTGTTTCTCACATCGTTCATGATGAAATCGTCATTGATTTTTCAGACGACGAAAGGGACCTGATAGTGGAAATTAGGGATCTATTTGCCAACAACCGATTGGGGCACTTCATGGTCAACTTAAAGGCCGGCAAAGATTATTATGACCTGAAGACATTAACAATATGATATCGATAGTTGGAATTGGCAACGGCGCCTCAGCAGTTGCTGGAAAATTTCTTGAGTTTTCGCAATATAACGTATACTTGCTGAATGATAAAATTGAAAAATCTGCGGGACGTAGGCGCTGCCTAAAGTCGTTCTCTTCTCCTGAAGAATATGAGAGCAATATCCCTGACTTAAAAAAGTTTTTTTCTAAAATTGACGATCATGTTCAGGTGTTTGTGATAGGATCCTCATATAGCTCCAATTATACCCTAGGGATTCTAGAACAGATTAAGGACAAGAAAATTGATCTATATTATATTAAGCCCGATACGACCCTTTTAACTGGCACTCCCCGCTTGATGGAGCGCGCCGCTTTCGGGATTCTGCAGGAGTATGCCAGATCTGGTGCTTTCAACTCTATCACGCTGCTGTCCAACAAGAATCTAGAAGAAGCCCTGCAGCGCGTACCGATTAAGAAGTTCTATGACCACCTTAATGGCTCTATTGCCTCTACCGTTCATTATCTCAATTATTTCGCCCACAATGAGCCCGAAATTGGCATTGTGGCACCACCTTTAGATGCAGCACGCATCCGCACAATTGGCATTTTGGAGACCAAAAGTATTCAAGAAAAATGGCTTTTTGACCTTGACACCCCTCGCCAACTGTGTTATTATTTATGTATAAATAAGGAAAAACTTGAGACCGACGGAGGGCTTCATAAGCGCATTGTAGACACACTAAAGCAAAAGCCAAGAAATGCTTTTCGCAACGTGTCATATGCTATTTATGAAACTGAACACGGAAAAGACTTTGGGTTTGTCGTGGCCCATACAAACGCGATACAACAACAAAATACCCTTGACAAGTTAGATCAAGGGTGATACATTAGATATCGAGGAAAGCTCGATATACTTTACAACAACAACAAGGAGAAAAAACTAATGTCAATCAATATGGAACTAATGAGAAAGAAGCTCGCTACTTTGCGTGGTGAGGGAGATAAGGAACAATCACACTGGTTTAAGCCCGACGAAGGAGACCAAACTATTCGGATTGTCCCCGCACCAGATGGAGATCCGCTCAAGGAGATGTATTTCCACTATAACGTGGGAGACCACAGGGGCGGAATTGTTTGTCCAAAGCGAAACTATGGCGAGCAGTGTCCGATCTGTGAATTCGCATCCGCACTCTGGAAGGAGGGCACAAGCACCAATGATGAGGAAAGCAAGAAGCTGGCGAAGTCGCTTTTCGTCCGTGCGCGCTTCTTTTCACCGGTGGTCGTCCGCGGCCGCGAAGATGAGGGCGTCAAGATCTATGGTTATGGAAAGCGCGCCTACGAGAACCTTCTGGGCTATATTCTAGATCCAGATTATGGCGATATCACCGACCCGCTTGAGGGCACCGATATTGCACTAACATACACTAAGCCCACCACACCGGGGGCATATCCACAAACAAACCTAAAGATGCGTCGAAACACTTCCCCGCTTTTGGAGGATACGGAGGCCATCCCAGCCCTCCTTGATGGCATTCCCGACTTTGGCTCTCTTTTTGACCGCCAAACTCCGGAGCAAATCGACGCAATTCTCGATGAACAACTTGCAGGCAACGGAAGTGCTGAGAGTCGCTCGACGGAAACCGCGAAGTACGGCAGTGGCAAGAGCAACGTGGACCGAGCGTTCGATGAGTTGATGGCTACCAAGTAGTCGGTTTGTGAGAAGCCGCTGGCACCCCGGCTGAAATTGGGTGCCGCATTTTTTAAGGAGAGCAAATGGCCAGAAAAGCCAAACAACCCAAGGCCGGAAGAGTATCAATGCAAGATTTGATGACTCTCGTCAACAAGAAAGCCGGCAGAAATGTTGCGCATGACCTCACGGGCGATAACCCGACCGAGGTGAAGGAGTGGATCCCAACTGGTTCTCGCTGGTTAGACTCTATTGTCTGCAAGGGTAAGGTGGCCGGTATTCCTGTCGGAAAAGTCTCGGAACTTGCGGGCCTTGAGAGCACGGGCAAATCTTATATGGCAGCACAAGTGGCCGCAAACGCCCAGAAAACGGGCAAGATGGTCGTTTACTTCGATTCTGAGTCAGCTATCGACCCAAGCTTCTTGGAGCGCGCAGGATGCGACCTGGGGCGTTTAATGTACGTTCAGGCATCATCTGTCGAGTTTGTATTAGAAACGGTAGAAGAACTGCTGGGCGCAACCGATGAACAGTTGTTGTTTATCTGGGACTCTCTGGCATTGACCCCCTCTGTGTCTGACGTCGAGGGTGATTTTAATCCCCAGTCTTCGATGGCGGTAAAGGCTCGCATTCTCGCCAAGGGAATGTCAAAGCTGATTATCCCCATTGCCGACAAGCAGGCCACTTTTTTGGTCCTCAATCAGCTTAAGACAAATATTCCAAGTGGCCCCAATGCGCGCATTATTGCGATGACCACCCCTTACATGACGCCGGGCGGAAAGGCGATGCACTATTCCTATTCGCTGCGAGTGTGGTTGACCGGCCGCAAGGCCAAGTCGGCATTCATTGAAGACGAGAAGGGATATCGCATTGGCTCTGAGGTCAAGGTCAAGCTGGAGAAGTCACGCTTTGGTACCCAGGGTAGAACTTGCGCATTCCGTATCTTGTGGGGAACGGAGGATATCGGCATTCGTGACGAGGAGTCGTGGTTTGAAGCTGTGAAGGGATCCGAGTGTTTAACCTCTGCAGGTGCCTGGTATACTCTCAAGATGCCCGATGGATATGAGAAGAAGTTCCAGCCATCAAAGTGGGCCGAGTTGGTGCAAACTGATGAAGAGTTCCGGACGCGCATCTTGGCGGTTATGGACGAAGAAGTTGTGCAGAAGTTTCATAATCGTGAAGGCAACGCTGATCAGTTCTACTCTGATCCCGAATAAAACACTTGACAGCCCTCTCGCAGTGCGTTATACTTAGTATAAGCTTGTAGGAGGGCTTTTGAGTACCGTAGCATCGGAATATGCGTCTAATTACAGTGCCGAGCGATTTCATCGCTACTCTGGCAAGGTAAAGAGATATATGAATCTGGCGAAACAGATGGCGTATCAGTCGACCTTTCCAGATTACCGCCATGGCGCAGTGCTGGTTAAGGGCTCTGTGCGCAATGCATCCTTCAACAAGGACAACTATTGCGCATTTGGTTCGCGCTTTCAGCACGAACACGCCGGCAGAACCACCCTCCATGCCGAGCTTGGCGCTATCTTGGGCATGGATCGCTCTATTACCGAGGGTGCGACGGTGTACGTAGCACGCGTTGGAAAAGGGGGAGATTATAAGCTCTCCAAGCCGTGTTCGATGTGCCACGAAGCGCTAAAGCACGTGGGTGTCAAGCGCGTGGTCTATACAATTAACAACAAGAAAGCAGGAAGTTATAAACTATGAATAGAGTATTGATTATTGATGCCCTCAATATGTTTTTGAGAGCATATATCGTGGACCCAAGCTTGTCCACGAATGGGGAGCCGATCGGAGGATTTAAGGGATCCCTCAAAATCGTGCAGAAGCTAGTGCGGATGACGAAACCTAATGAGGTAGTGATTGTGTGGGACGGCCCCAACGGATCGCAGAAACGCAGATCCCTCGATAAGAATTATAAAGCCGGCCGAAAGCCCATCCGCCTCAACCGTAATGTAAAAGCGCTAACTGAAAACGAAGAGATGCAGAACCGCGTCTGGCAACAACGCCGAGCCATCGAGTATTTCAATGAGATGCCCATTGTGCAGGTGATGCTGCCCGAGGTGGAGGCAGATGACGTCATCTCTTATCTTACTAGGATGCCCTATTACGATGGTTGGCAGAAAGTGATTGTCTCCAATGATAAGGATTTTTACCAACTGTGTGACGATGAAACGGTGGTATATCGCCCTACCAGCGATATCATTTACAACAAAAAAACAATTGTGGAAGAGTTGGGGGTACACCCGAGGAATATGGCCCTGGCCCGCGCCCTGGTGGGAGACGCGTCCGACAATCTGCCGGGAATTAAATCTGTGGGATTTAAGACAATACAGCGCCGGCTAGGGTTTCTGGCGGCGGATAAGGATTATACCATTGATGAGGTGATCTCTTATTGTGAAAAGGTCGACAAAAAGCTGAAGTTCCACGAGAACATATTGGCAGATCAAGACACGATCGCACATAATTATAAAATGATGCAACTTTATTCTCCGATGCTCTCTCCACAATCAAAGGACTTCGTTCGCAACGCTGTGGAGAACTTTGAATGCAATTTCAACAAGATAGAGATCATGAAGAAAATGAGGGATGACGGGTTTGGAGAACTAAACTGGAAGGACTTGGAACTGCACCTAAACAAAATCAACTCAGAGCGTTAAATTGCTTGACTTTAGGACAAGTTCCGTTATACTTAATAGTGTGAAAATGCACTATATCGCATGCGCATCGGGGTGACTTTTGAACGAAAATGCTAATTTTAGTCGATACGGAAAAGCATTTCAAGAGGGTCTCGTCCAGATTATCTACGAGGATCGCCCTTTTGCTGATCAGATAACAGAAGTTCTTGATATCAACTTTTTGGAACTGGAGTATCTCAGGGTTTTCGCAGGTCGCATTCTCAACTATAGAGATCGGTATGGTACGCATCCGTCCGTAGAAGCGGTCATTACAATGCTGCGCACCGACCTGGACAATGAAGATGAAGTCGTGCGTAAGCAGGTGCGCGAATACTTTGCGAAAATTACGGCCAAAGAAGCCACAGATACCAAGTACATCAAGGAGCAGTCCCTTGATTTTTGTCGCAAGCAGAATCTTAAAGAAGCGATGATGAAGTCAGTAGGACTGCTGCAGTCGTGTTCGTTTGATGAGATCTCGAAGACGATCAACGACTCTCTAAAGCTTGGTTCAGATAATAATTTTGGTTATGATTATCTAGCTGACTTTGAGCAGCGCTTTATCCCGAAACATCGCCTCCCGGTCACAACGGGCTGGAAGCAGATAGACGATATCTGCGGAGGCGGTCTCGGCAAGAGCGAGCTTGGGGTTGTGATTGCTCCAACTGGCGCCGGCAAGTCGTTCTGTCTTGTACATCTTGGCGCCCAAGGATTAAAAGAGGGAAAGGTTGTAGTACACTACACTTTGGAGCTTGGCGACACAATTATTGCAACCAGATACGATAGTTGCTTAACAGGTTATCCATTGTCTGATATTATTAATTTTAAGGATGAGGTTTACGACGAGATCAAGGACATCGAAGGAAAACTCATCGTTAAAGAATACCCCACCAAATCTGCGTCAACTAATACCATTAAATCCCACCTAAACAGGTTGATCAAGAGAGGCATCAAGCCGGGGCTGATAATCGTTGATTACGCCGATCTTTTAAGGCCAGTTGTCGTCCGGAAGGAAAAGAGAAACGAGCTGGAGTCCATCTACGAAGAGCTTAGAGGGATATCTACAGAGTACTCTTGCCCTATTTGGACCGCATCTCAGACAAATCGTTCGGGACTAAACGCAGAAGTTATCACAATGGAACAGATCTCAGAAGCATTCAATAAGTGCTTTGTGGCTGATTTCATCTTCTCCGTATCTCGGACGATTGAAGATAAGCAGAACAACCAAGGGAAGATGTTTATTGATAAAAATAGAAATGGACCCGACGGAATGATTTATGATATATTTATGGATCCTGGCTGTGCCAGCATCCGGATAATGCCTAAAACAGCCGTTGCCAATGGGATAGTACCCATGAATCCGGTCGCATTAACTGCGAGCATGCAAAAAGGCCTATTGCAGAACAAGTACGAGAAGTTTAGAAAAAGGAAATAAACATAATGAGAACTATAGAAAACATACGCAGATTTAGATTATCAGATACTTTTATCGAA